GGAAAAGGCGATCATACTATCTCTGACGTCTCCTTTGAATCCGCTGCCTACGTTGCACGCTACAACCTCAAAAAAATCACCGGCGCCGGAGCCGACTTTGTCTACCAAGGGCGTAAACCCGAATTCGTAACTATGTCCCGCCGCCCTGGCATCGCCTCCGCTTACTTCGACCAATTCGTCGATGACCTCTACCCAATAGATTCTATTTACACTGGCCCTGACCGTCCTTGCTCTCTCCCGCCCCGCTACTTCGATAAACTCCTTGAAAAAGTCGACAAAAAAATGTTCGACCGCATAAAAAAAGAACGTCAAAAAGATATTGACTTCTTTTCTGACCCGGATTCAACTGACACTCGTCTAGCGACTCGTGAACGAGTTGCTGAATCCAAAGTAAAAAACTGTCTCAAAAGGAGTATCAAATGAAAATCTTCGCTGTCCGTGACGTCAAAGCTGGCTGCTATCTTCGCCCTCTCGCTGAATCTCACGTCCCTGGCGCTCTCCGCGCCTTCGAGGTCGCTGTAAACAGCGCCGACTCTACCTTCGCTCGCCACCCCGACGACTTCGCTCTCCATGAACTCGCTGACTTCTGCTCTCAAACCGGTAAGCTTACCGTTCACACTGACCCTATCAATCTTGGCTACGCGTCTGCTCTCGTAAAACGCGCTCCTATCCAAATGGAGCTCCCTCAATGAGAAAAATCTGTACGTTCTGTAAAGAATTCAAGCCTGTATTCGTAACTATATCTCCAGAAAATTCCAATGATGGAACTGAAAAATATAATTGCGAGGACTGTGGCCGAGCACTTGCTAAACTTATACCTGTGCTTGAAGATAAAAAATGCTTCGATGTTCTGAAAAAAATATTCACTAAATAAGGATGGTTTAAATGGGATTTCGAGTAAATACTTCTGGTCGAGTCAAACAATCACACTTCTCTCAGGTGCCAGCAAACGTAGCTGCACCCCGCTCTGCCTTCGACCGCTCCTTCTCCCATAAAACCACTCTTAACGCTGGCTACATCTATCCACTCTTTTGGGAGCCCATTCTGCCCGGGGATACGGTTAATCTAACCACAAATATCCTTGCGCGACTGGCAACTCCCATCTTTCCCTACATGGATAACGTCTATCTCGACGTTCATTACTTCTTCGTCCCTAACCGCCTTCTCTGGACCAACTGGGAATACTTCCAAGGCGCTCAAGCCAACCCGCCTACAACTTTCACTGAATATGAAGTTCCCTCTCTCGACGATGCCACTCACGCTGCTGGCTTCTCTTCTGGATCTATCTATGACTACTTCGGACTCCCCATCGGCGTCGCCTCCGTCGCCCAGGCTAACATGCCTATCGCTCTCCCACTCCGCGGCTACCGAAAAATCTGGAACGATTGGTACCGCGACGAAAACCTCCAAGATCCCCTTACCATCGACCTTACTGATGGCCCTGATACTACTGCTTATGCACTTCTGCGTCGTAATCGCCGCAAAGACTATTTCACTTCTGCCCTTCCCTGGCCGCAAAAAGGAGACCCGGTCTCCATCTCCATCATCGAAGACCCCGTCTATGTAAAAGGTATTGGTAAACTCAACACCTCCTGGGGCGGCGCTCAAGCCGTTAATGAATCTGACGGCACAACTCCTACCTACGCCTCTGCCCGTCTTATGGGCAAAGATGGCGGTGCCGAAGATTTCTATGCCGAACAACGCGGCACTACAGGCTTTCCCAATATCTACGTCGACCTCGACGATGCAACTGCCGTCACAATCAATTCTCTCCGCGAATCTATCGTCCTCCAGCAGATGCTGGAGCTCGACGCCCGCGGTGGCACCCGCTACGTCGAAATTCTTCTCTCCCGCTTCGGCGTTGTCTCTCCCGATTTCCGCCTTCAGCGAGCCGAATATCTTGGTGGTCAAACTCTGGACGTAAACGTAAATCCAATCGCCCAAACCTCTGCTACTGAAACTGGTAAACCGCAAGGTAATCTTGCAGGCTTCGCTGTTGCTCGCGGCAAAGCCGCTATCAATCACTCCTTCGTGGAACACGGCCAACTTTATGGCCTCGTCTCAATCCGTGCTGATACTACCTACCAAGCTGGACTCTCTCGTCACTGGTCCGTCCGCACTCGCTATGACTACTACGAACCCCTCGCCGCTAACCTCGGCGAACAAGCAATCCTTAACAAAGAAATCTTCCAAAATGGCTCTTCCGAGGACCAGGACGTATTCGGCTACCAGGAACGCTGGGGCGAATACCGCTACAAACCCTCCTACGTCACTGGCCTCTTCCGTTCCGACGCCGCTGGCTCTCTCGATGCTTGGCATCTCGCTATCGACTTCGCTGATACCCCTCTTCTCGAGGACGTAATCGTCGAAGATCCTCCCATCGACCGCATCGTGGCTGTAACCACCGAGGACCAATTCATCCTCGACTCGTGGACCAAATTTCGCCACGTCCGCGTCCTTCCCGTCTACTCCGCTCCTGGCTTAACGAGGCTCTAATATGCCCTTCCCTGCTGCTGCTTTAATCGGTGGTGCCGCCTCTATTGGCGGCGCCTTCCTTCAAAATTCGTTCAATCAGTCCTTACAGGCTGACGCTAACGCCGCAAATCTCGCTATGGCACGCGAGCAAATGCAATTCCAAGAACGAATGTCCTCCACGGCCCACCAGCGAGAAGTCGCTGATCTACGGGCCGCTGGCCTCAACCCTATTCTCTCCGCTACCGGCGGATCTGGCGCCTCCTCTCCTGGAGGTGCCTCTTCTACTGCTGGCGCTGCTCATATGGAAAATATCCTCGGCAATGCTGTCTCTAGCGCCAAAGAATCCGGCCTCTTCGACGAACAACTCAAAAACGTCCAGGCCGACAATGCTCTCAAGGAGGCTAATACCGCTGCGTCTGCTGCTCAAACCGCTCAATCCATCTCTACCGCCAAAAATATCGATGCTCAAACAACCGCTACCCATCAACAAAACGTATTTAGGGAGTACGAGGCTCCCGCACTAAAAACCGAAGGTGAACTTCGCAAATCTAAAGCTGACATCGATAAAAAAGCTCTTCTCTACGATTCCATTATGAAACGTGCCGAACAAGCTACTGGCACTATTGGTAATCTTATCCCAAAGGTACGCGTAGGCGTTACCCAATCCTCCCCTTCTGGCCTCGTTCGTCCCTCTAATTCTGAAGTTAATAAATACAAATAAGGAGTGTTTATGGATAAACCGACTAAAAGAACCTTCCGTACCGACAAAGACCGCCCCCGGGTCTTCGTCCCTACTTCCGACCGCGAAACTCTTCCCTCTCGCGTCAAACAAGAACCGCGCGACGAGGTCAACATCAATTCCATTATCGAGCGCATGCGCAAACAACACGGCCATGCCTACCCTGACGTCTCTCAATTCCGAGACGTCTCAAATGCCCCAAAATCACTACAGGATGCGTTCAATATCACCCAAGAAGCCGCCCGGCTCTTCGAAACGCTTCCTCTCGGTTTCCGCCGCGAACTCGATCACAACCCCGCGGCACTCGAAACCGCTCCACGCGAGCTATACGAGCGCTACGGCCTACTTAAACAAAAAGAGGTGGAAGCCCCCAAAGCTTCCACCGAAACCGCGCCAAAGGGCGCCCAGGCCGTTAAAAAGGGTTCTAAAGAACCCGCTAAACCTTCCGATCAGGAAGAATGAGGGTGTGGGAACAGTCCAACCCCTTGTTGTAACTGTTCCCACTGACACCAAACTAGGCTTGCTTCTTAGCTTTGGCTAAGATGAGTTCAATCTCCCTGTGACTAACATTAATCACTAGAGCTTGCTCTCGGCGCGTATCGTTAACGTAGATCGTCACCCTGTCGGCGTAATAATATTTAGCTATGCTCACGAATTCACTAATCTGTGCTTTAACTTTGGCGATATACTTGGGTTGCATACAGTACTCCTTTGTTAGTTCCAGGCTCTTAGCCCTTCGCCCTGCGTTCAGGGCTAAGGGCATGGAACGACACTAGGAACACTAATGAAACCCGGAGTAAAAACGCCCAATGAAACGCAAAATGATGTCTCGTAGAGCAAACAAAAAAAATTTCCGCCGTGGGTCTCGATCCCATCCCCGTAACGCGCCTAGATCACTCTCTCGTGGAGGAATCCGCCTCTAGGAGGAACTCTGCCTTGCTACAAGCCTCTGCACGCTTTGGTGTCTAAACTGGAAGGACAACCTAAAGGAACTGTTTCCTTCCTAAAAAATCTTACGCAAGCGCAAATTTCTATGCGTCTTAAAAACGGCGCGAAACCTACTCCTCTTCCCTGTGGCCAGTGCATTGGCTGTCGTCTTGAACGTTCCCGGCAATGGGCTATACGGCTCATGAAGGAATTCAAGCTTCATGACCGATCTTCGTTCCTCACTCTTACCTACGACGACTCTTCTCTTCCGCGCACTCAAAATGGTCTTCCTACTCTCGTCCTGGAGGACGTCCAATTATTCCTAAAAAGGCTCCGCCGCGAATTCGAACCAAACCCTCTTCGCTTCTTCCAATGTGGTGAGTATGGCGAAACCACTAAACGCCCCCACCATCACATGATCCTATTCGGGGAAGACTTCTGCAAAGACAGAATTCCCCATCCTCAAAGGCCCGTCTCCCGCTCTGGATATGCGCAGCTATACTCCCCTCTTCTCGCCTCCCTCTGGGGAAAAGG